ATAGGCAAAAAGATTGAAGGAACTGATGGCGGAAATGTTAGTACCAAAGTTTAAAGATTTTTTATCAGAAGCAAAAAAAGAACAACCTTTTCTAAGATTACTCATCGTAACAGATGAACCTGAAGAGGCGAAGACTTTTCATACAGCTGATAGACTACAAGAAGAGTGTGATAAACTAAAATATCCACACTACTTGTTTAAACTTACTGGTGGTTACACAACGCTAGAAGACGGTGTTCGTAGATTTCATAATCAAGACGATAAAAAAGGTTTTGAAATCGACAAGAGAACTGTTGCTATTATTCGTGGTAGTATTACCAGAAAAGATAGTTGGATGGACTTTGTTTCTATTTTAGAAAAAGAAGAAGTTTGTCTAGTTAATAATAGACAGTGTATTTCAATTTGTGCTGACAAGTATAGAACTTCATTAAGACTTGCAGATTATGGTTTAACAGAACCAAAAACCTTTTTAATAAACGACCCCGAAAAATCAGTAGAACAAGTAGAGAATGCTGGTCTTAAATTTCCTCTTATCTTAAAAACTTTAAGAGGTAGTAAAGGTGTCGGTGTATTGTTTGTTGAAAGTGCTAAGTCATTAGACAGTATTGTACAACTAATACACAAACAAGATGAAGACGCAGATTTATTGGCACAACAATATATTAAAACAGACTATGATGTTAGAGTACATGTATTAGGTGGTAAAGTTATTGCAGCTATGAAACGACCAGTTATTGAAGGAGATTTCAGGTCAAATGTATCACAAGGTTCAGAACCAGAAAACATTGAATTAACAGAATTAGAAATAGAAGAAAGTCTTAGAGCTGCTAAAGCAGTAAACGGGACATGGTCGGCAGTTGATTTTATACCTAGTAAGAATAGAGATAAAGAACCGCCATTTATGCTAGAGGTGAACTCATCACCTGGAACTGAGGGAATTGAAGATGCGAGTAATCAGAACATATCTCGTGAGGTTATCCAGCATTTTGCTGATAAAAGAAATAGATATACTACTCCAACGGAGTGTGGCTACAAAGAAGTGGTCACAATCAAACCTTTTGGAGAAATTGTTGCTAAGTTTGACACTGGTAATTCAGGCATGCCTGTCATACATAGTGATAAGTTTTCGGTATCTGGTAGACAAATTAGATGGTCTCTTCTCGGCAAAACAATAACTTCTGATATTGTTCGTAAAGAAGAAATCAAAGTTGGTGGCCTAAGAGATTATGATGAAGACCGATATGTCGTAAAACTAGATGTAGAATTCGCTGGTGGTTTTTACAAAGATGTAGAATTTACCATTGATGATAGAGAAGATAGAACACCTATTCTTCTTGACCGTGCATTTATGAATACATTAAATGTCATGGTAAACCCACAAAGAAAATATGTAATAACAACGAAATACAGCTTGCCAAATTAGGTCAGTTGTGTTATAATGTTTAAATAATGAAGGAGTGAGTATGAAGAATATTAAGATAATTCGTTTGGCAACAGGCGAAGATGTAATTGGTGATATCGAAGTGACGGATACCGAAGTTAAGGTTAAAAAGTCTTTCGTATTGATACCAAGACAACAGGCACCAGGACAACCTGTACAATTGATGTTGTCACCATGGCAACCATATACAGATGATGCCGAAATCACAGTAGATAAAGATAAAGTTATCACTATGATTAATCCTAAAAAAGATATTGCAGATAACTATGCTGAAAATACTTCAGGTCTTATCAAAGCAACACCATCACAATCAAAACTTATAACTGAAGCAAAACTGCCGAAGGTATGATAACCATTTTCTTTCACAGAGAAGTGGGGGAAGTTACTTATGTCCAGAAAGTTAAAGTACCAGAAGGAACGACACTCATGGAGGCCGCTAAATTTCACTCGGATCCTCCCATTGAAGAAATACCAGCAACTTGTGGTGGTACTTGCTCGTGTGGTACTTGTCATGTTTATATTGGAGATATGTGGCTTGACAAACTTGGTAAAATAGATTATAATACTCCTGAAATCGACTTATTGGAATATAAGAAAGGTTACAAGCCAGGTGTAAGCAGGTTGGCCTGTCAAATTGAATTGAATAAAGACCATAATGGTCTAATTGTTATGTTGAGGAATGATGAACTTTTATAAAAATGTTATAGAACACCGTGGTAAACTTCTTGTACGAGGTATTAAGAATGGTAAAGATTATAAACAGAGAATGGATTTTATGCCAACTCATTATTCTCTTACTAATGAAAAATCACCATACAAAAATCTACAAGGTCAAAACCTAAAACCTTTTACTTATATAATATCTTTGATGCTAG